CAAAGGCTGCACGGTATCCGCCGCCGCGTCGAACCATGTCGGGAATCTCGGCCTTTAGCCGGCGACGCTCTTGGTCGAGAATCGGCACGAGTTCGGCTCGCGAGACGCCCGCCGCAATGTTGTAATTCACGGTGACGCTTCCGCCGCCCGAACCGCTGCCGCCGCCCATCTTGTTATTCGGAACGATTGTGCCGCTGGCGTGCGGAACGAACAGCTCCGGTCCCTTTTCGCCGACGACGTAGGGCGAGCCGCTGCTGACGGGTCCGCCCATTGCCTTGAATGGGATTCTCAACGCGGCAGATATTCCTTCAGCAAGTGGGTTAGTAATTGTTTTTTGGAACACCAGCCGGAGTAAATCGCGACCTAGCGAGCGCACGACCTCGCCGAGCTTTTGACCGCTCAAGATCGCGTCTTCGAAGCCTTGGGCAATCATGCTCCCAGCGTCGTTGCTCATTTGCGCGAGTTGAGACATTGCGGGAATCGTTTTGTTTGCCTCTTCGTTTGCGAGACTGAGGCGCGATGCCATGTCTTCAACATCTCCTGATGTCGCTGAAAATGCTGCGCCGGCCTCTGCGGTAAGACGAATCATGGTCTCGTCATCGATGGTTTTTTTGGCGTGCAATAAATCGATGCGCTCCAGCGCAGCGATGTATTTTTCCATCGGAGTCATGACGGAATCACTTAAAGATTTGCCGAGCTCTCGGTTCGCCAAAGTCTGCTCGATCGTTGCCTCAATCCTTGCGGAAGCATCATCCCTTGGAACTTCAAGACCTTTCAACATGAGATTGCTAGACTCCCGCAAAAGATCGTTAACCTTTTTTTGCGCGTCGAGTGATTCGTCGTCTGATTTTGTTTTGATTTCAGCCGTGTCTCTTTCGATTTGATTTATTAAATTAACATTCGCGATGACCAGCGATGCCCGCATTGCTTCCAGTTTTTTAAGCTCTTCGGCTTCTTTGACGCTGCCTAGCTGAACGGTCACTGATCCGCCTTGTGGTAGTGCGACCACTTCCTCTCTTACGTTGCTGCGCAGCTTGTCGATTTCTGCGGCGTTTTTTATGATTTTTGCTTGGATAGTTTCCAGTTGGCGCACCGGGTCCATCGCCGCGAAAATACCTGCTTCCAAAATGCCTTCCGACTCAAGTCGAGATTCTCTCAAAATCTTGCGGACATTTTCCGCACGCATAACCAATTCGGTCAATTTTGTGATAACGGAATCAATAACTGAGGTCAGCGAAAGACCGAGCGCCGCCGCAAAGCCTGCGCCGAGAGCCCTCGGATCGAAGGCTTTTTTTATGAAGCCCGCCGCTGTCTGAGAACTTTGCTGCAACTTCGCGAGCGAGTTCTGCACGCTGGCAAAAGCCTGCTTCGTCGCATCCACCGCCCGCAGAATAAATGATGCTTCAGCCATGTTATTTAGAGATTCGGTTTTGGTGTTCTATGTAAGCCAGCCAGCCGTTCAGTTCCTGCGCTGGCATCGCGAGCACCTCGTGGGCAAATTTGTGCAGACGGTCCGCGAGCGCGTAAACGGCGAGGAGGTCTGCCGCCTCCCCGCCGTAGATCAGTTTTTTAGGTCGTCCACCTTCGGCGCGTCGTCGGCGAGAATGGCGTTTGCGACGCGGCCGACGACGTTGCTGTCCGCCTTGTTCAACAGCGTCGGCTTGTGCTCAATCGTGAACAGCTTCACGCCGTGCTCGTCGGTGGCTTTCATGATCAGGATGTCCACCAAAAGCTCCATGTCGTTTTCTTTGCTGCGACGATAGAGCCGGTTTTTTTCCGAGAGCGTGACCGGCGTTGCGTGAACGACGAGCTTCCACTCCGGCACGTCGATCTTGCGCGTGCCGAGCGATGCGAAATGTTCCCTGACGAGGTCGATTGCGTCCATGTGTGTTGTGTGTTTTGCCTGCTAAATTAAGCCGTCAACGTTGAGAGCGGACCGTTACCTTCGAAGGCAATCGAGCCTTCTACGATGCCGTCAAAGCTGGCGCTCACATTAAACTGGGTCACGATGGCGGCGCCGGAATAGTAAACGTCGCCGGTGCTTGCGCCTTCTGGGTAAAGGTTAAGCGTGACCGAGCTGCCGATGGTGATGAGGAGCTGACCGGCGTCGCCCTCGTCCCAGTAAAGATCGCCCGACGCGCTCCAAGTTTTCATGGATGCAAGCCGGGTGCGGTAGGTGTCGCCGAGGACGGAATCCTCAACGGTGTCGGAAGTGTGGGTCAGAGCGTAGTTGCGAAGCTCGCCGATGGTGGTTGACGAGATGCGGATTAAGCCGTCGCGGCCAAGTTTGGTTGCCATAAAATGAGGTTAGTCGGTTGAAAAATAAATGCAGTTAAAAGTGTGCCGAGCCGAGCCGAAGCGCCGGTCCTCGTCTGGTTCAATCGTATATTCCACGCTCGTCAAATGCAGGTCCTGACACTGCCCGCCGAGCGTAACGTCCGCGAGAACGGCGGCCTCGACCGCTGCGCTGCCGGTGTCGAAAAGATCGTCAATCAGGTAGGTGCCGCTTTCGGCGGTGAAGTAGTCCACGACGAGCTGGAGCTGTCGGTATTGCGTGCGGTTGCTCGGCCCGAGCGTGCGGACCTCGATCTGCTCGCTGACCGCGTAAACGGCGGCGGAGGGAAAGCTGACGCTTGCAATCGTGTTGTTGCGCCCGCGCAAGATGTTCGCGGTCGGAACGACGAGAGCGCCGGTCAAGGCGTTGGCGGTGGCGTTGCGGATGTTTGTTCGGGTGCTCATGCTTCTTTGGGTATGACCATGCCGCCTTTTACTTTTGCGAATCCAAGATTGACGGCGCGGTTGGCGAGAACAGCGCGGTATTTCGAGAGCGTGACCTTGTAGCGAATTTTAAGAGCCGAATCAACCACGCGCTGTAGGTCGGGAATCTTGTTGCCGGTGGTCCGTGCGCTCACGAAAGGATTCTGCCCAAATTGCACTTGAGCGGTTCCAGCCTTTGCCATGTGCCGACGAATCCAAGCTGGCACGCGAACGCCGCACGCCATTGCAGCCGCAGCAAATCCAGCCTTACCGAGACCGACCTTTTTTTGAACGTATTTGAGATAGGCATCCGCCGCCTGATTCGTGACCCACATTTGGTCCTGCACCTGCCAGCGACCGATTGCGCTGCGCGTGACCTGTTTCGGCCTCCCGCGTGCATTTCTGTTCGCGTGGTGAAACGCCCGCATCTGCGCGATGGATGCGCCCGGTTGCCAGAACTTGCGATAAATGCGGATTTTCTTCGAGCCTTCCCAGCCGAGGTTCACGCCCATCGTTTCATTCTGCCCGTCGCGTGGTGGAACTTCCGTTGAGTTTCCGATCTTCTGAAAAAGACCGATGCTTTTTTCTTTCGCCAGTTTTCGACCTCCGAACAAGTCGCCCAAAATTGCGTTCTCGCCCTGCTTGCGTGCGTTCGTGCTGAGTCCGCCCGCTTTTGTTTTGGTAATTGAACCGCCCGTGACCAAAGGAATTTGCCCGCCGTTTGCAATCTTGTCGCCGGTCGGCGGCGTGATCTGCATAATCGTCCGAGCGACGTAAGCGCCTTCCTGCTTGATGACCAGACCGAGATCGACCTTTGCGGCGTCGGCGAGTCTCGCCAGCGCATATTCGAGCTTCTTGGTGTCTGAGAAGATCGAAATCATATAACCTTAGCGACGCTCAGCTCACATCCCGCGCCCTCGGCGTCTAGCGTCACGCGCTCAACGTAGTAGGTGATGCCGGCCCGCGAAAGCGTCTGCGTGACCTGCGGAACGGCGCTGACGCTTGTCGTAAGCAGGAACACGGTAAAGCGCGAGTCGTCACGCCGTTGGTCCTCGAAGTCGGCGAACGCGTTGTTCGCCGCCGACCAAACGCCGGTCACCGCCGCGCCCTGATACGTGAACGAAATGCCGGCCTGCTCCAAGATCGCGGAGAAGTCGGAGTTTATCTGCGTCGGGTCGAAGTCTCGAACGGCGGCCATACAATTGCGCGAATCGTCAAACCGTGCCGAAGTGCTGCGCGTGCAGCGCCGGCCGGTTCTCCCGCAGCCACGGCTCGGCGTCGGCCTTGCACTTCGCGCCGTCGTTGCCGCAGGTC